ACTCAGGAAGGCGGCACCCTGACCATCACCCCTGAATTCTTTGCACCGGAGCTTGATGGTGCAACCGTTGCCATCAAGGAGCTTCAGAACAAGGTTGGAGAAGTTGCGCAGATGGAAACTTCCTTTGCTGAACTGACCCCTGAACTGATGCAGAAGATGGTCATCGGCAAGGTGACTGCAAGCACTGATGGCAAGTATGATGTCATCACTTCTTCCGGCATCGGTGCAGGTCACTTCTATGAGGGCTTTGGTTTCTATGGAAAGTATATGGACGGAAGACCCATGATTATTCTGTTCAAGCATGCCCTTTGCACTTCCGGCTTTACCACTGACGCAAAGAACAAGACCAATTCCGTATTCAAAGGCACTTTTGCTTGCCAGTCTGATATTGAATATGGCACTACCAAACTGCCTTATGCAATCTTCATCCACAAGGTTGAAGGTTGGACTGCTGTTGACCCCACTGAAGTTGCAGCCTAAATAAAGAAAGGAATGTATATCACCAATGAACGAAAAAGAAAACATCATTGAAACCGTTGAAGATAAGCCCTATTCCCTGCGTGAACTGAAAGACAGGGATCTTTTCCCCATCCTGGACATCATTGCAACTGTGCTTCCTGATGACCTTGCGGATGTATTTGTGCAGATTGTCACCAAGGAAAAGAGCGTCAATGAAGTGGGCGGCATGGTGGTTTATAAAATCGTCATTGCGGTTCTGAGAAACATGGGCAAGGTTCAGAATGAGCTTTATGCCCTGCTTTCTGACATTTCCGGCATTCCCGCTGATGAAATCCCTGACATGCCCTTTGGCACAACGCCTTCTATGGTCTGGGATATTGTCAGCAATGCCAAGAATGCAAGTTTTTTCAAGGTGCTTTCCAAATCGTTCTGATTGGTGAATTCAAGTTCATGGATTTGTTGTATTCCAAATACGCAAATCCAATGGACTTGATGACTTCATATATTAACCGTGGACGGTTTGGGGAATTCGTTTCAAGTGTCCTTGAAGCAGAATATGAGCGCAAAAAGGAACAAATTGAAAAGGAAGACAACATGAAGCTGTGGATAATGTATGTTCACAGTGAAACAGACAAGTCCTTCAATGAGTGGAAAAAGCTTGTTCTGAAAAGCGCTGACAACAAGAAAGCAAACAGGGATCATGATTTGAATGATGACAGCATCAAGGCAATCATAGATGACTTGTTTGAATAGCATGGAATGATAGGCCTTTCACATTATGTGAAAGGGGGAAATCAGCCTTGGAACTATTCAGGTTGCTTGGCAGAATTGCTATTGATAACGATGAAGCAAACAGGGCGCTTGAAGAAACAAGCGCAGAAGCCCAGGAAGCTTCAAGACAAACATCTGATGCATTTCAGAAAATCGGATCTGTTGCCGGGACTATTGCCAAGGGAATTGCCACAGCAGGTGTTGCCCTTGGCGGTGCCTGGATAGCAGCCATTGAAAGCAGCAGAGAATACAGAACCGAAATGGGCAAGCTTGACACTGCCTTTGTTGTCAACGGGCATTCTTCTGAAGCTGCCAAACAGACATATTCAGAACTGAATGCCGTTCTTGGTGACAGTGGACAGGCAGTTGAAGCATCACAGCATCTTGCAAAGCTGACCAAGAATGAAAAAGAGCTTCAGACCTGGACAGACATTTGCACAGGTGTTTATGCCACATTCGGTGAATCCCTTCCCATTGAGGGCTTGACGGAAGCAGCCAATGAAACTGCCAAAACAGGCATTCTCACAGGCGGCTTGACAGATGCCCTGAATTGGGCGGGAATTGAAGAAGAAAAATTCCAGGAAAAGCTTGATAAGTGTTCCAATGAACAGGAAAGACAAAAGCTGATCATGGACACACTGAACGGCACATACTCCAAAGCATCCGAACAATACAAGGAAACCAACAAGGATGTCATGGACGCACAGAAAGCCCAGGAAAAGCTGACAGACGCTTTTGCAGAGCTTGGTGCAGTGGGTGAACCCATTCTGACAGCGGTGAAGGATAAGGTTGCGGAAATGGTTTCCGCTGCTGTTCCCCACCTTGAAAACTTCATTCAGAAGGTGAAAGACATCATTCAATGGGTGAAGGAAAACCAGACCACTATTGACATTTGGGTTGGTGTCATCATCGGAGCAGGAACAGCAATCGGCACATTCCTTCTGATTCTGAATTGGGGAAAGATAATGACTGCTGCTGCAAATGCCGTGAAGGTGGTCAGAACAGCCATAATTGGCATGAATGCCGCAATGCTTGCCAATCCCATTGGTTTGATTGTGGCACTGATTGCAGGGCTTGTTGTGGCGTTTATTTACCTTTGGAACAATGTTGAAGGGTTCAGAAAGTTCTGGATAAACGCTTGGAACAGCATCAAAAAATATGCTTCTGAAGCGTGGAAGGGCATAAAAAAATATGCGTCCGATGCCTGGAACTGGATTAAGAAAACTTGGTCATCAGTGGGAAAATTCTTTCAGGGTGTCTGGAACGGCATTAAAAAAGTCTTTTCGTCAACAACATCATGGTTTTCCAACCTGTTCAAAAAGGCTTGGAACGGTGTGAAATCTGCCTGGAACGGTGCCAAATCCTTCTTCAGTGGGATTTGGTCATCTGTCAAAAACACATTTTCCAATGTGGGCGGTTGGTTCAGAAGCAAATTCCAATCCGCATGGTCATCCATCAAGTCCGTCTTTTCTGGATGGGGTTCATTCTTTGGTGGCCTGTGGACAAAAATCAAGTCAAAGTTCAGTTCAATTGGCACTTCCATTGGAAAGGCAATGGGGAATGCTGTGAAAAACGGACTGAACAAGGTTATTGGCACAGTACAAAGTGCAATAAACAAAGGCATTGGCCTGATAAACAGCGCCATCAGGCTTGCCAATAAGCTTCCGGGCATCAATGTTGGAACTGTCCCGAAGATTTCACTTCCCCGTCTTGCAAAAGGCGGTGTGCTTGAAAAAGGCCAGGTTGGTCTTTTGGAAGGCAGTGGCGCTGAAGCTGTTGTTCCCCTTGAACATAACCGGAAATGGTTGGGCAAGGTTGCAGAAGATCTGAATGAACTTCAGTCCAACAGTCTTCATTCTGAAGACAGTTCACAGATTGTTATGCTTTTGAATCAGATTGCCACACTGATTCAGGAACTAAAGAAAATGAAAATCTATCTTGACAGCGGTGCAATGGTTGGTGAGCTTGTCCCCGCTATTGATGGAAAACTGTCAGACAGATGGAATCACGCAATGCGTGGAAACACAAGATGAAGGCCATTTAAGATGGCCTTTTTTTATTTCACCTGAAGGGGGTGATAGGTCTTGGAACTATTTAAGATATTTGGCACCATTGCCATCCGTTCTGGTGAAGCAGAAGAAGGCATGGATAGAGCCAAAGACAAAGCAAAAGATACTGCGTCAAGCATGGAAAGATCCTTCAGCAAGATTGGAAGTGCGGCTTTGAAGGTGGGCAAGGTCATTGCCACAGGTCTTGCTGCCGGAAGTGCCGCTGTTGGTGCGCTTGTAAAGTCATCCCTTGACAGTTATGCGGAATATGAACAGCTTGTGGGCGGTGCAAAGCTTATGTTCGGTGAAGCCTATGACTTCATAGCGGACAAAGCCAAAAACGCTTATGCCACGGTTCAGATGTCCCAGAATGACTATTTGAAACAGGTCAACGGATTTGCCGTTGGTCTTAAAACTGCCCTTGGCGGCAATGAACAGGCCGCTGCTGAACTGGCTGACAGGATCATCACTGCTGAAGCTGACATTGTTGCGGCAACTGGCAATTCTCAGGAAGCTGTTCAGAATGCCTTTAATGGCATCATGAAGAACAATTTTTCCATGCTTGACAATCTGGGTCTTGGCATAACAGCAACAAAAGAGGGCATGCAAGAAGTCATTGACAAGGTGAACGCATGGAACGCCACACAAGGCAAAGCCACAAAATACACCATTGACAACATTGCGGATTGTCAGTCTGCACTGGTTGACTATGTTGAAATGAATGGCATGGCGGGATATGCAATTGACGAAGCAAGAAAGTCAATTCAGGGTTCACTGAGCATGGTTAAAGCATCATGGCAGGATCTTTTGACAGGCATGGCCGCTGATGACGCTGATTTTGATTCATTGATAAACAATTTTGTCGAAAGTGCAGGTTATGCGGCTGAAAATCTGATGCCAAGAATTGAAAAGGCACTTGACGGAACAGCAAGCCTGATTGACAAACTTGCCCCGATCATTGTTGAGCGAATCCCCGCAATGATAAAAAATTACCTTCCAAAAATCGCAAAATCAGCAGCTTCCATTGTTCAAAGCCTTGTGAGCGGAATTAAAAGTGACAGCGATTCAATTATAAATACCATCCTTGAAGTTGGTGAAATTATCGGGTCTACGATATTAGAGATGTTGCCGATAATTTTTGAACTTGGGGTTGATTTGCTTGTTTCTTTGGTCACAGGAATTGCGGCAAACATTGATAAAATTGTGGATGCGATTCAGGAAGTGACAGGCAAAATCCTTGATACACTTACCGAACCCGCAACAATGAAAAGCCTTCTTGATGCTGCGTTTGAAATCATCACAAAACTGGCAGAAGGACTTTTGGAATTCTTGCCTGAATTGGTGGGTGTTGCCTGTGAAATCATCATTCAGCTTGTATCCTATTTGACCGAACCTGACAACATGGAAAAAATCCTTGTTGCTGCCGCTGACCTGGTTGGCGCTTTGGGTGCGGGAATTATAGAAAGTTTGGATGATATAGGCGGTGCGGTGGTGGCACTGGTAGAAAAAATCATTGAACTTATTCTTGAAACCGATTGGCTGCAAGTGGGCATGGATATTGCAATGGCAATCGCACAGGGCATTGCAGCCGGATCACCGTCATGGAGTACGGGTTGGGATATTGTTGGTCTTATCCAAGGGGGCGCTTCACCTGAAGAAATAATGGCAATGTTCGCACCCGAAAATCCGGGTGTCTTGGTTAAGCCCAATGCCACAAACAGCAACACCACGGGAACCATAGTAAATGGATCTCTTGCATGTGGCCTTGACTATGTTCCTTTTGATGGCTACATTGCAGAGCTTCACAAGGGTGAAATGGTTGTACCTGCTGAAGAAGCTTCCATGCTCAGAGGGGGAGCGGGAAACACTATGGTTCAGCAGATGGAAAGAATGATTGAACTGTGGACGCAGTTCATGCCTGAAGCACTTCAGGCCATGCAGACACCTATGCTTTGTGACACAAACGGCCTTGCAATCGCTATGGCACCGACTATTGACACAGAGCTTGGCAGACTTGCAATAAAGAAAGGCAGGGGAAGATGATGAACGGAATTTCATTTGATGACATTCACAGTTTCTATGACTTGCATCTGGTTCTGTCCAAAGTCGATATTCCACCTGCCCAGGCAAAGACAAACTTTGTGGACATACCCGGTGGAAATGGCAGCGTTGACCTGACAGAAGCTTTGGGGGAAGTGAAGTATAAAGACCGCAAATGTTCCTTCACATTCACGGCCTTCCCCTGTGATGACTTTGAAGAAAAGAAAAGGGAAATCAGCAATCTGATCAATGGCAAACGCTGCAAAATCACTGTTGACAAAGACCCTGACTATTATTGGTTGGGACGCTGCTTTGTCAACAAATACAAATCAAGCGGCATGGTTCACACAGTTGTTGTGGATGCCACTGTTTCACCCTACAAGCTGAAACGGGAAGAAACAAGGGTGATTATCCCTGCGGGTGAAAGTGTTGTCAGAACGCTAATAAATGCCCGGAAAAGGGTCATCCCCACCATCACCAATGCATCAGCAGCAAACATTATTTTGGGAGAAACCGCAGTCACACTGGAAGCCGGAACACACAGAATTCCAGACATTGAGCTTGTGGAAGGCGAAAATGAAGTGACTGTGACTTCCACTGAAAATGTGCTGTTTGTGTGGCAAGAGGGGGATTTGTAATGTATCAGATAAAGTGTGACAATCACATTCTGTATGACCCCAGGGATGAAGAGCTGACTGTGCTGAATCCCCGGTGCAGCCTGAAGGTCAACAGTGTTGGGGAAGGGTCTTTCACAATCCTTCCCAACCATCCCCATTATGACAAGCTGAAAAAGTTGGGTTCTGTTTTTGAAATCTGGCAGGATGAAGAAGTCATCTTCAGGGGAAGGATGACCAATGACAGCAGGGACTTCTATAACCGTCTTGATGTGGATTTGGAAGGAATAATGGGCATCATGAATGACACCATTATTCCACCTTTCAAGTTTCCTGAAGACTTCCCTGAAACGGGGCTATGGGAAAATGAGATTGAATACTTCCTTAATTGGATAGTAAACCGACACAATGAAAGACAGACCGAATTCTGGCGAAGGCTGAGAATCGGCAAGGTCACTGTGAAAGCCCCTGACAACTATTTGTCCAGGGTTTCTGAAAACTATATGACCACCTGGGAAGCAATGAAGGCACATCTGTTGGATTCTTCCCTTGGTGGTTATTTGTGTTTCAGATATGAGGAAGATGCAAACTATGTGGATTATCTTGCTGAATTTGAAGAAACCAATGAGCAGCAGATAAACCTTGGTGAAAACCTTCTGGACTTCACCAATGAAACAGATGCCTTTGGCACTTATTCAGCAATTCTGCCCCTTGGCGGTGAAGTTGGTGAAGAAGATGCAAAGCACACACTGACATTGGAAAGTCTGGCAGACGGTGATCTGACAGATGATTTGGTGAAGGATGGGCTTTATATCTATTCCAAGAAAGCTGTGGAGCAGTATGGATGGATATGTTTTCCCGTGGCAAGCTCCACATGGACAGACATCATTGACGCTGAAACGCTGAAGACAAAGGCAATGGACTACATCAGCGGAAGTGCAATGCTTCAGGCAAGCACCATCACCATCAAGGCGGTGGATCTGAACTTCACTGATGCTGAAATACAGTCCTTCAGACTTTACAAGAATATTCTTGTGAATTCCAAGGCACATGGCGTTGTGAATGCAAAATATCCGCTGACGCAATTGGACATTGACATTCTGAATCCGCAAAACACAACAATTGTTGTTGGTGATTCTGTCAGAACGCTGATTGATATAAACAGCACAAATCAGGCATCAACAGCAGCCAAAATGAATGAAACAGCATCAGCAGTGGCGAATATCGGAAACATTGCTGACAAGGTTGTGAGCCTTGGCAAAAGCGACATCTGGACATTCAGAAAATGGGCATCAGGCACCTTTGAATGTTGGGCAAGTGTTGAAGCTGCCCCTGATGCGCTGACATTCCCTGTGACATTTGCGGGTGAACCCTGTGTTCAGATTACTGAAAACAACGGAATGACCCACTATTATGTCATAGGAACAATGGAAGGAAGTGAATGATATGGCACAGAAAATTGAAATAGTCCGGGGAACAAGCAATGATTTCATCATAACTGTCTTTGACGCAGATGGCAGAGAATATATCCTTTCATCTGATGAAAGGTTGGTCTTTGGCATCAAGAAGAAGTTGGATGACGCTGAAGCAATCTTCACAAAGACTGCTGTGAATAGGTCTGATGGCAGTTATGCAGTGAGTATTGAACCCGGTGACACTGCTGAACTTGAACCCGGAAGATATTTCTATGATGTGGGGCTGAAGTCCGGAACTGATTTCTTCAGTGTGATTGATTTTACACCAATCATCATTCAGCCAAATATCACAACGGGGTGATGGATAATGAGATTTGACGGAATAATAAGGCACATTCGCCATTTCAGAGGACAAATAACGCACACACCCCGTTTCCGTGGAATAATAACCGTTGAACCTGAACCCAAAACGGCCTTTGCCATATATTCTGCCGATGATAATTCTTTGGTATTCTACAAGAATTATGACCTTGAAAATATCACAGTGGGCGGCACTTATAAAGGCAAGACCGTCACAGGGCTTTATACAGGGTTTGAAACAGATGACTATATTGCCCAGACAGACTTACCATGGAATGGGGTTGTTGCCAACATTGTCACCGTATCTTTTGCGGATGTGATAAGGCCACTGTCTATGCTAAGATGGTTCAGCCTGTGCAGTGCATTAACCAAAATTGAGAACATCAAAAACCTTGACACAAGAAATGTCACCAATATGACTGCATTGTTCCAAGGCTGTGAAAACCTTATAGACATTGACCTGAGCAACTTCAACACAAGCAAAGTTACAGGCATGGCTTATATGTTCCGAAAGTGTGCGACTTTAACAAGTCTGGATTTAAGCACCTTTGACACAAGAAATGTGACGGATATGTCACAGATGTTCTATGAATGTAAGGGCATCACAAGTCTGGATTTGAGCAATTTCGACACAAGCAATGTTACGGCAATGAACCATATGTTTTATCACTGTGATGCACTTACAAGTGTGGATGTTAGCAGTTTTGATACCCGTAATGTAACAACTACAGCTTCCATGTTCGGCTACACGGCTTTAACAATTCTTGACCTGAGCAATTTCGACACAAGCAATGTTACGGCAATGAACCATATGTTTTCGAATTGCACTGCCCTTGCAATTCTTGATTTGAGTGGTTTTGACACAAGCAAAGTAACGAATATGTCCTATATGTTCTATAACTGTTCTGCTCTAACCACAATATTTGCATCAAGTCTTTGGAGCGTGGCGGCACTGACAACATGGGGTCATATGTTCAATGGTTGCGCAAGGCTTGTCGGTGGTAATGGAACGGTTTTAGACACTAACATAAGTTATAAAACCCGTGCCTGTATAGATACGGCATCAACACCCGGCTATCTGACATTGAAGCAAAATCACCTTTATAATGGTACGGAAATTCTTGATATTAGGTTTGCGTGGGCTAATAAGGCTGATTATCCCCATGCCATTTTGCAGATGGTGAAATACAATGGCGAATATTGTCCAATGGTGTGCTTTTTCAAGGTGGCTTTAACTTATCAAGCGGTCATGTCTACCAACAACAACTTCCCCACCGGGACAAAATTGCCAAGCATCTATACACCAAAGGGTGGGACTGTGTATTGGTGCAGAAGTTATTTTGTGAACGGGGAGTGGACGGAACCCACCTTTGTTTACCATGCCGCAACGAACGAAAGCCACTATTTGTGGGTTTCAGGCCTATTCTGGACAAACCATGACATCAAGGACACAAGCGGCAATATTTACATGGCAGCAAGTGACCCTATCCCAATGGGTGAATAAGAAAGGAATGATTCTATATGTTTACTATTTTTGGCGGTGCCACTGAATTCAATCAGTGGGATCTGAATCAGAAAGTTACTGAATCCAGTCTTGTTGTAGGTGACAAGGTTATATTTCAGAATTCAAGTGGTCAGACCTATCCCATGAAGGCATACAGCTACAATGGCGAAGTTGTGGTTGATGTCCCCAATATACTTCTGCAAGAAGCGCTTCCGATTGTTGTATATAGCAACAATCATTGTCATGAAACCAGAAGCCGAATCAATGTTGTTGCACAGAACAGGCCTGAAGGTTATGTCTTTGTTGACAATGATGACTGGCCTTCTGAGGGTGATGGCAATCTTGCATCTGCAATGCCTAAGACAATAAACCTGACCAACTACGCAATAAATGATGATGAAGGCGATACGCTCAACAACACTGTTCTGGGACTTTATGCAATGGATGGTGGTTCTGTGGATGCACTATCAGTTGACGCCAAGTTCTGGGAAGATGTAAGCACCGAGCAGAGTTTACGCATAGCCATAGACGGCACTCCGTTCAATATGTCGGCAATTTTAGAGATGGAAGGTGTATCAAAAGTTGTTACACCTTCTAACAGAGTAACACAGATAAGCGGCACATTTAGAGGCATTATACAGCCCGGTGTGCTATCTGAAATCGGCTTGATACTGTTCCGTAACTATGACGAGGAATCCGGAACTGGTGTAGTCGTAACGGCTACAAACAATGTGCTTGCATGATTCCCTACAGCTAAAACCATATTGTAAATATGTATCTATGGGGGGATAAAAATGAAAGGAATCAGCTTTGACAATTTTCATTCCTTCCGGGACTTTCATTTGATACTGAAGCCAAAGGAAATGGCATCACCTGCTGTGAAAGTGCGGAAGATTGAAATTGAAGGCGCTGACAGTTCCCTGGACATCACTGATTTTTTCGGTGAAGCAAAGTTTGAAGATTTCACACAAAAATTTGATTTTTCAACCACAGTGCCACAAAGCGAATTCCTATCCCTTTATTCACAAATAAAAAATGCCCTGCATGGGAAGAAAATGCGGATTATCCTTGATGATGATCCGCTTTTCTATTACCTGGGCAGGGTGTCAGTTCTGCCATTCGGCACAGAAAAAGGCATTGGCCTTGTCAGTGTGGAATGCGACTGTGAACCCTACAAGCTGAAGTTGCAACCGACAATTGTGTCGGTCACAGTCAATGGTACGGACAATATTGTCCTTACCAACAGCAGAAAAAGGGCGGTGCCGGAAGTGAAGACAACAGCAGCAATGACCATCAAATTTGGTGGTTCTTCATGGTCAGTTGGTGCCGGAACTTTCACACTGCCCGAACTGGAACTTGTGGAAGGTGAAAACATTGTCACTGTCACAGGCAGCGGCACAATCACCTTCACCTATCAGGAAGGTTCTTTATAAGGGGGCGCTTTGATGTATAGGGTATATTGTGACAACTATCTTTTATACCACAGCAAGCTTGAAAACCTGAAAATCATTGACCCATCCCTGGAACTTGAACTGAACAAGACAGGCAGCTTTGACTTTGGCATTTATCCTGATCATCCCTATTTCAATATGGTGAAAAAGCTGAAGTCCATCATCACTGTCTTCCAGGACAATTATCAGTTATTCCGGGGAAGGGTTTTGGATGATGAAGTTGGTTGGCACAATCAGAAGGCCATTGTCTGTGAAGGGGACATGGCCTTTTTGCTTGACAGCATTCTGCGGCCTTTTTCCTTCACTGGAACTGCTGCTGAATTCCTGTCCTATGTGCTGACACTTCACAATGCACAGGTTGACGCAAGCAAGCATTTTCAGGTGGGAAATGTGACCGTTGTGGGCAGTGTTTCCTATGACGGGACAGAATACCTTTCCACCAAAGAAACCCTTGAAAAGCAGCTTTTGGACGCTTTTGGGGGCTATCTGATGACAAGGACAGAAGGCGGTGTGACATACATTGATTACCTTGCTGACATCACACTGCTTTCCCCACAGAAAATCAGATTCGGGAAGAACCTGCTTGACCTGAAGCGCATCAGAAAAGGGTCAGATATTGCCACTGTGATAATTCCCCTTGGAGCTATGACCAAGGATGAAGAAGGCAATGACACAGGGAAAAGGCTGACCATTGAAAGTGTCAATGGTGGGGCTGATTTCCTTCAGGATTCTGACGCAATAGCACAGTTTGGCACAATTGTCAAATCAGTCATTTTTGAAGACACCACTGACCCCACGGAACTGAAAAGAATGGGTGAAACACAGCTTTCTGATTCTGTCAAGCTATGGGAAACCATAGAGCTTTCAGCAGCAGACCTGGCAACAGTGGACAAGGACATCACTTCCTTCCACCTTGGCACAATGGTTGATGTGGAAAGCGAACCCCACGGCATTGAACAGCGCTTTTTGGTCAGCAAGCTTTCACTGAAGCTGCTTGACCCTGCTGCAAACAGTCTTGTTCTTGGAAAGACTGTCCCGGCATTTTCTGAGGCCGTGAAGGGCATTTCCCAGGGGCAAGGGGCAATTCTTCAGACAGTGGAGAAAACGGCACAGGCGGCAAGTGATGCGGCCTTGAATGTAGAAAGAAACCTTCAGGCAAGCATACAGGTTTCTGCTGACAACATTCAGTCCATAGTTGCCGAAAACTACACCTTGAAGGAAGATGCTGAAGCCCTTGTGTCATCAGTCAGCACTGAATTGACACAGACAAAGAACAGCATTGACATTCAATTTACACAATACAGCGCAGATATTGAAAGTATAGTTCAAAACACTGACGCTGAATTTGAAGAAATCAAGAAATATATTCGTTTTGTTGATGGTCAAATTCTGCTTGGTGAAGTGGGGAATGAACTGGAATTGCAAATCAGTAATGACAGGATCAGCTTTCTTCAGGATGGTGCTGAAGTGGCCTATTTCAGCAACAGAAAGCTGTATGTGACGGATGCTGAAATTCTTCACAGTCTTCAGCTTGGAAACTTTGCCTTCATGCCAAGGGCAAACGGAAATCTTTCTTTTAAGCGCACAAATTAGGGAATAGATAGGCGTTTCTGACCTCTTTATTTGAAGGGGGTCAGATCATGGCAACATCGGGAACAATTCAACAGGCCATCAGGACAGGCTACAGGATTCAGATTGCATGGACAGTTGATTCACAGTCTGTTGCAAACAACACATCCACGGTCACAGCAAAGGTGCAGCTTGTGTCAACAGGCAGCAGCTACACCATCAATTCAAGTGCAAGCAAATCAGGAAGCCTGACCATCAACGGCACAAAATACACATTCACATTCACAGCGGCACTGTCAGGAAACCAGACAAAGACGCTTTACACAAAAACCGTCACAGTGGCACATGCTGCTAATGGCACAAAGACCTGTTCTTTTTCTGCCACTTGCGGCATCAATGTCACACTTTCCGGCACATATTATGGCAATGTCACTGCATCAGGATCTGGCACATTCAACACAATTGCCAGGGCATCCACCATCAGCAGTGTCACAGCATCGGTCAGTGTGACAGGCTCCAATGCGGTCACTGTCAACATCACAAGAGCGTCAAGCAGTTTCACACACACTGTTGTCTTCAGCCTTGGCAGCTATTCCAAGACAACAACGGGTGTGGGGACATCCACTTCATACACCATCCCGCAAACATGGCTGAATGCCATTCCAAACGCCACATCAGGCACAGCAAAGGTCACTGTGACTACATACTCAGGAAGCACAAAGATTGGATCTGCGGTTTCCAAAAACTTCACCATCACAGTTCCGGCAAATGTTGTGCCGACATTTTCAAGCGTTGCAGTGGCAGACACAACCACCTATCAAGGGACATTTGGGAATATGGTTCAGAACAAGAGTAAAGCAAAGCTGACCATCACAGCAGCGGGGGCTTTTGGTTCTACCATAAAAACATACAAGACTGTGTTTGAAGGGAAGTCATATTCAGGGGCAACACCCACAACAGCAACCATCACCAAAAGCGGAACGGCATCTGCAAGCATCACAATCACTGACAGCAGGGGCAGAACCGCAACCTTCACAAAGACATGGACAGTTGTGGCCTATGCTGCCCCGAAAATCATCAGCTTCCAGGGATTCAGATGCCTTGCTGATGGCACAGAAAACTATGAAGGCACATATCTGAGCGCAGCGGTGAACTTCAGCATTTCATCCGTCAACAGCAAGAATGCCGCTTCATACACCATCGAATACAAGCCAAGCACAGGCACAACATGGACAGTCTTGACAAGCGGGGCAGTTTATGCATTGAACCAAACCATCATCAGCGCTTCCGGGTTCATGTCCGTTGACAGCAGCTATGACATCCGGCTTTCTGTTGCTGATAGCTTCACAACCATCAGAAGCACCATTGAGATCCCCACGGCATTCACACTGCTTGATTTCAATGCATCAGGACGGGGATTGGCATTCGGCAAGGTGTCAGAGTTGACAGAAGGCATTGAATTTGCTTTGCCCACAGTCTTCAGCCATGCAGAAACACCATCATCCATGACATACCTGCAAGATGGTCAGGATCTGAATGACATCCTTGAACCGGGCTTTTATGCAATATCTACAACAGCGGTGTCAGGGACGGTTTTGAATAAACCCTGGACATCCACAGCAACAGGAAGCTTGATTGTTCTGCGTGAAGGAAACGGCCTTCAGAAGTGCCAAATCATGCATAAAGGCTCAAAAAATGACGGATGTATCTATGAAAGAACCTACTACCAAAACACATGGGGTGATTGGAAGACGGTTCACAATGGCGGTGGAAAGATTCTGTGGACAGGCGGTTATTACATGACCGAAACACATAAAATTGCGCTGTCTGAAACTGTTGCTGAACAGCCTTCCGGCATTGTGCTTGTGTTCAGCAGGTTCAGTGATGGAGCAGCACAGGAAAATAACTTTCAACACTTTTTTGTGCCGAAAGCATTCGTTGCCGAAAAACCCGGAAACGGAAATGTCTTTGTGTTGGCGGCAAACAGATTCGGTGTTGTAGCAACAAAATATCTGTATATCAACAACACCCACATAACAGGCCATGCGGACAACGGAATTTCCGGCACTGCAAACGGCATCACATTCAATAATGCAGCTTTTGTCTTGCGTTATGTCATAGGCGTATAAAATAATACAAGGGAGAAAAGGGAATGATAGAAGCATTTATTGCAGCAGCAGCAACACTTTTGGTTTGCCTAATCAACAATTATAGTCAGCAGAAGCGAAATGAAGCACAGCATGCCGAAACTGTCAAGCTGATAGTTTACAGGTTGGAACAGCTTGAAAAGAAACAGGATCTTCACAACAACGCTGTTACAAGACTATATGAAGTTGAACGCAAACTTGGTATTGATGAAGAAAAAATCAATGTTGCCAATCATAGAATTGAAGACTTGGAGCAGTTCCACAAATAAGTTAAAGGCCAGGGGATGCCCCTGGCCTTCTTTTTTTATGCTTTTAACCGTCTTGTGTATGCCTTGTATTTGGTTTCAATATAATCTTTATTGGCGGCATCCATTTCATCATAATATGGCAATAAGCTATCATAGAACTTTTGATATTGGTTCAGCTTGCCTTTGTCTGTTTTCAGCTTTTCGGCCTTATCGAATACAGAACAAAAATAGCGGATAAGAAACTGATTTATGCATTCTTGCTTTTCTGCCATAAGGACATTAAATGCGGCTTTTGGGGAAGCTCCACGGAAAGGAATGTGCTTTTCAAGGATTACCAAATTGCTGCTGTGAAGAATCATTAGCTGATACCTTTCAAAGAACACATCCGGCTTGATGGTATTTTGAAGAATTTTGCTGCAATCCTGGACGATTCGCAAACTGTTATCTGCCTGAATTCGTGCAAGCTCAAGCAGCTTCTTTTTCGATAAGATCAATTCATCCGGGGAATTGTCCAGAACAACCTTTTGAAGTTCAAGAAGTTCTGCTTTTCCGTTTCCGAACATGTCAAACAGTCCCATTTTTACACCCACTTTACAGAAAAGTATAATTATATTAAAATACTATTCGTTTGATATGTCAATAGAATAAGAAAAAGCCACTGTTTTCACAGTGGCTTTCTTATTTCCATCATTGGTGAACCAGTGAACCCGCCCATCAATGTTGGATGTAAAGAAACCAAAAAAATATTAGTTCACTTTCAGCTTCACATCAAGCTCAATTTGCGGGTTCGTCCAGTTAGCGCCTGTTTGCAGTTCACTGACAACCTTTCTTTTCCCGTCCACGGTGATTCGCTTGCGTGGCGTTTCCCTTTTTATTCTTTGGGGCTTTTCCCTTGAATAAGTTATTTTTGTGATACAAGCCTTCAGCAGTCTGTTTGTCTTATCAGCCGGACATTCAGGATCTAACAGGGCATCAAGAGCATCCTGGAAACGATATTTTATTTCTTCATAGTCAACAGGTTCAGGCATGGATTCGTAAGCCTTGCAAAGCGCCTGTCTTACTTCTTCCTTTTCTTTTCTCAGTTCTTCATTCAACTGTTTGAAAATTTCAGGCGGCATTCTCAAAGCAGGGTCTGGATTTGTTTGCTGTTTCCACTGCTCAATTTCCCTTGCTTCAAGATCCTTCTGACGCTTTTCAAGGGTCTTAATCAGATTAGCATGGAGCTTCACAGAATCGCCTTCATTGTTTTGAATGCGGCCTTCAAAATCTTCAATGCACTGTTTCAAAACATCAGCGATTCTTTCAACCATGTCTGAATAGAAGCAAGATCCTGTTTTGCAGTAAACCTGTCCATCACACAAAAGTCTTGGTGGGTTTCTTTCAGATCCGTCTGGCATTTTGTATGTGCGCAGTGACATAGCCCTTCCGCACTTGCAGAAGATTAGTCCGGCAAAAGGGTTTCTGACCTTTGTTTTTGGCTTTGCCCGGTGGTTTCTGCCTT